GAAGATCTCCCAATTGTCTTGGCTGCCATCGCCAATCGCCGCCAAGTTCGCCCCGGCCAAGAGCGCCTCAGGGGTCACACCCGACAGGCTGCCGCGTGTCAGCTCCACCACAAGCGGCGCGCCGTGATCCAAAACTCCCGGCGTTGCAGCGGCCAAAGGCGCCAGTGTAACACCCAAGACCGCCGGAGATTTTACCAAAGTGTTGAGCGTATAATCCGCATCATAACGCGAGCTGTAAACTGCCACAGGCCCAGGCCAAGGCTCCGCGGTTGCTGCGATATAAGGCGCATGTGGCAGCTCATCGCCTGTGATGAGAGGCAAATCCAGGAACAGTGGGAACACCGGCGTAATGGGTGTTGCGGCTGGCAGTTCCAGCGGTTTTTGTGCCAAGCTCGACCCCTCATAGAGGGTTTCATCGACCCGCACCGCCTGTACCAATCCCTGATCCCCTTGCTCGAATTGATCGATCCGGTAGGAGGCCAGACCGCCAGGCTCTGCCAGTTTGACCACATCCCCGGCCCCCAAATGCCCCAAGGATGGCGGAAGGGCGAAAGACGCGCGGTCGCGCCCCACGCGCGCCTCAATCAACCAGCGCTCGACAATGGCCCGCGCCTCCTCTTCTTTCAGCGCGATGTTGAGCTCTGAGGTCGAGATGTCGCGGGTCTCATTTTCGGGGAAGACGGCCTCACTGGCCGCGATCTCAAAATTACCATCGGCCTCAACGTAATTCAGCCGAACCCGGTCTGAAATTTCAGCCGATGCTGCCCGGCTATAGTCAATTGCCGTGCCACTGTCCGGCGCCATCACCAAAGTGCCAAGATCGACCTCAGAAGGGCGATGCTCGGACCGGCTGCGAAACACCAATTGGCCGGCACGTTCCATCACATCAAAGCCAAAGGCCAGCATCAAAGGCTGCAAAGCCGCGCGGGCCGTGTCCACATGGGTGATACCATAGCCGCGCAGGTAGCCATAAAGTTCGGAGGTTTCCACATCCGCAAGCCCTGCGCGGGCGCAAATCTCGCGCACCACAGAATCAAGCGGGCGGGCCGCCGTGCGACCAGTGATCCAATGGCCCTTGTCGTAGTTGTCACCATCCGACCACAGCGCGCGATAGCCCGGAAAGGCTGGATAGGGGCGCGCATCCCAAGCCCAGACATGGGCCCGGGACATATCCAGCATTGGCCCGTCATATTCGATCGATTGCGGATTGTTCTGCGGATCGTTCCAATAGCTATAAATCACGCGCAGATATTGCATTTGGATCAGCTCATCACGCCGCCCATTGGAATAGCGCGGCAAGGCGCTTTCCGAGCTTTTGGGATCGACGAATTTATTGGGCTCATTGGTACCCTTATCAACGGCCCCACAGCCAATCTCAGTGAACCAAATGGGTTTGCTTTGTGGCACCCAATCGGTTTGGATGAGATCGCGTTTCCCTGCCTTGCGCTCGTAATGGGGATTTTGCCACCAATTGCGAATGTCCTTGTAGCGGTAGATCCAAGGTTCCCCCCCTGCTCCATCGGTAATGGGCGTGCGAATTTGCGCCGCGCGGGCTTCGGGCGAATGGTAATACCAATCATAGCCTTCGCCGCCCTCAACATTTTGGCTGAGATAATCGAGATTATAGATTGAGCCCCAGCCAGCATCCGCATGGGTCTCGCCATCCCGCCAATCGGAGAGGGGCATATAATTGTCTATGCCGATGAAATCGATATTGGCATCGGCCCAAAGCGGATCAAGATGAAAATAACGATCATTACTGCCGTCATCTGGCTGATAGCCGAAATATTCGGACCAATCAGCCGCATAGGTCAGTTTGGTGCCCGCGCCCAAGAGCTGTCGCACATCCGCCGCCAGAGCGCGCAAAGCCTGCACCGCCACAAACCTCCCGCCGGCGCCGCGAATTTGCGTCAAGCTGCGCATTTCAGAGCCAATGCAAAAGGCCTCAACACCCCCCGCCGCTTTACACAGCGCCGCATTGTGCAAAATAAACCGCCTAAAGGACCATTCGGCTGGTCCGCTGTAGTGAACCTGCCCGCCCGCGATGGTGAAATCCGAGGGCTTGGCCTGACCGAAAAACTGCGCCACCTGCGCATCTGCCGCGGCGGTTTGATCGGCGCTGCCCGGTTGACCGGGGGCGTTATCGGTCGTGATACGTCCGCGCCAAGGGAAAGCCGGTTGGTCGGGCGCCGCGCTCCAAGGATCGGGCAGACCATTGCCACTGAGTTGATCCATCAAAATAAAGGGATAAAAGAGCACCTCTTGCCCCTTATCCTGAAGGGCCGTAATCGCTTCAATCACCGATTGATCTGACGGCGTGCCCCCATAGGCAGGCCGCCCATCCACATAAGGCACCTTTTGGGCCGTGGCGCGGGTCACCCCGCTCACCTGCCAGGTCAAGCCTTCTGGCTCCTGGTCGGTTTGCTCCACCTTCGGACGCAGCTCGCATTGGCCCACCCGTAGATCATTGCCGAACCAAGACACGATGAGCGATGTGGATTGACAATTGGGCAGCTCGCCAACCAGCGCCTCCAAAGAGACCTCAAAATCTGTGCCGCCAGTGGTTGTGTTGACATTCACCGCACGGCTCTTGCCAGCCCCGTCATCAAAATAGACCGGTGTTGTGGCCAGTGAAAATTCACCAGATCCCGGCATCATGGCCACCGCTGTCACAGCATGGCTGATGTCTTGCGCCATAGCGGCGCTGCGATCCTCAGAGGGGCGCGTGACCTCAAAATTGAACTGCGGCACGCGATTGCCAAAGGGGCTCAGGTCTAGATCCTCAAACACCACATAGGCGGTTCCCCGAAAGGCAGGCGCCGCCTCTGCCCCCTGCACCGCGACAATCTTTGGATCCGGCAATTGGCTGGTCGATCCACGATAGACCCGCATGTTCAGACTGTCGCGCGGCACTTCAACCCCATCGGCCCAAACGCGGCCCACATGGGTAATTTCTCCCTCACAAAGGGCAATGGCCAAAGACACCGAATAGCTATAGCTGGTGACCGTCGGGCTGGGGCTGCTCCCCTTGCCGCTGCCTCCAGAGTGGGCGACATGTTCAAGAAAGCGGGTGGCCCAAATCACATGCCCCCCCAATCGCATCCGCCCAAAGACCAGACCAATCGCAGCGCCTTGATTGGCCCCGGTGAGGCGAAAGCGATCAATGCGGCCGGTTTGGACCGCCTGCGATCCGCTGCCAAGCAAGTTTTGGTCAATGCTTTGGCCAATCACCGCTCCCGCCGCGCGCCCAACGACCGCCATCGAAAGCCCTGCCACGGTGCCGCCAATCGATCCACCAAGGGCCATGCCGGCCGCCGAAAGTACCAAAGTTGCCATGATATTTACCTTTCCAATGGAAACTGAAAGCGGGCGACGATCTTGCGCGCCCAGGCTTGGCTGAGGGGGCTTTCAGTCACGCAATGCCCGCTATAGGCGTGCACAAAGCTGGGGGCGGCTCCGGTTTGAACCTGCACCCCTAAATGCTTGGCAATGCAGCCCCGGCGCATACGAAACAAAAGAACATCCCCGATTGCCGGGTCAGCCAACGGTTTTGCCACCAGATGTCGCAGCGTCGCCAGATGGAGGATTTCCTCCGCGCCAGCCTCACCCCAGTCATGCGAATAGTGAGGAACCACCTCTGGCTCCGGACCAATGACCTCGCGCCACATTCCGCGGATCAAGCCCAGGCAATCGGTTCCAACTCCGCATTGGCTCTGCTGGTGTTGATAGGGCGTGCCAATCCAGCGGCGGGCGGCTTGCGCAATGACATCGCTCATGACAAAGCGCCCCCGTCATTTTGCCCAGCTGAGGCCGGAACGGCGATGAGCCAATCCTCGCCGGGAATAAAGGGAAATCCCTGAAAATTGACTATATTTTTGAATTTTCCGGCACAGGTCGCTGACGTCTTATCGCATCCCGCCTGGAGCAATACCTGATCACCGACCTGAACCTCGGCCCGCAATGGCTCCCACAGATCAATGACCCGCACACCGGCCTGCTCATAATCGGCCTTGATCCACGCGGATAAGGACTTTCCAGCCCCATCCAATACCTGCAACCGCCCAGCGGTAAACCACCCCATGTCATAGCCGCTAAAATTTGACCATTGCAGCCTTTGGCGGTCGGTGATGACCTCAATGGCGCGCTGGCTGATAAAAGCTGGATCGGTAAGATCCACGCCGCAAGCCGCATGGCCCAAAACCGCCGCACATTGACTTTGAAAGACCCTTCCTTGCGGCTGGTTCAACGCCTCAGTGAGACCGCGCAATTCCGCCTCAAAACCGATCCCACTGCGGCGAATTTCGCCCAAATGTCCCTTGAACAAGATCTTGCGCGCGGCCACATCTTGCCAATTGACCAACCAGGTCGTCACCTCTGCCCCGTCATAAAGCCCGGCGTTTATGTCTGCCTCGCTGATCCGCGCATCGCTGAGAACCCCCAGCGCCTCGCTGTTGTCCACCGCCAACCCAGAGCTCTGCGTCAGCGCCCGGGCGGTCATGCCCGTTTCAGGCAGGAAGCTCAGGCCATCAAAGGTCAGCGGCAAGTCGTGGTCGGTAAATCCCAGCTGCAACCCGTCGCGGCGCGTAATGCTCCAAGCGCGCGCCACGGTGGTGGCCCCGGTTTGCAAATGCAGATTAAGCGCAGACATACTCATACCCGCACCTCAACCACCGGTGCATTGGGCACTTCACCCGCATTGAAATTGGCCACAGAAGTGACAATTTGATCGGTGTCAAAGCGCACAGGCACATCAAATTCATAGCCCGCTGTGACCTCGGCAAATTCATCGGGCGGATGGTAGAATGTGACCACACCGCTTGTCGTATCGACCTCAAAATCAATGGTGTCTTGCTGGAGCACCTGCCCCACGGCCACAATGACCGAGCCCAAAACCGGCTTGGTAATCGGACGCTCATAGCGTGCCGCGCCCGACAGGTAGGTTTTGCGCAGTTGAAACTGGGTTTCATAGCCATCACCGATCCCCAGCAGCTGATCGGTTGCGGAAACGGCGCGATCTGAGGCGCAGGATTTGTAATCGGCCCAATCTTTCCAACGAAACCCGGTGAGCTGACCACGCCGCGCTTCGAAAAAGGCAATGACCTGCTCAATATCGCTTAAAGAACGCAGCGCCACGCCAGCATTGTAGCGCCGCCGCGAATGTTGCCAGGGGCTGTTGCGCTCTTCAAACCCATTGGCCAGGGTGACAATATCTGTGCGCCGCTCCGGACCGCCAGAGGCGCCAAAGCTGAGGCTTGTGGGAAATCTGACTTCATCAAATGACATGACTTGCTCCTTAGGAATTGCGTCGACCCATGTGCAGCGCACGGCTCATTTGCGCGGCAATTTGCGATTGACTGCGTTGGAAACTGGCCGCGTCAGGGGTGGAAATATTCATCGTCACCTGAACGGATGCACCCTGCGTTGCCGCCACACCCAAACGACCATCCACGCCGCGTTTCAAAGGCATGATCGCCTCTGGGCCAGCCTCCCCCATCAATCCCGCGCCGCCGCGCATGGGAAAAAGGCTGGCCCCTTCGATCACGCCGCCTTTCGCAAAAGGGGTAACCCGTCCTTGGCTGATCACACCACCCGCAGCGAAGGGCAGAAGGTTTTGCATAAACCCATTCATTCCCTGGGCCAGAACACTACCAAAGTGGTCCGTGACCGGCTTCATCGCCGCATTATAGGCAGTGGCCGCAATGCCATCGGCCAAATCACGCATAACATCCGAAAGGTTCGAGCCTTGAAAGGCGAGACCATCGAAGGCGCGGCGCAGCCCTTTGGACAGGCCGCGCTCCAAACTGTTGACATCATAGCCACTGCGCGCCACCGCGGTTTGAAATTGCCCCATCTCTTTGCGAAAGCTCGAGACCATCTGCGTGGCCTCTTCCATCTCACCGTTGAGGGCCGAAAATTCCTCACTTAGATCATCAAATTCAGACATTTATCTCTTCTTTCTCCTCATCGGGAAATTGTGCCATCAAGCGGCTGAGACCGTCGCGGGTCAGCGCCCTTGGCCCGTCAGACAGGCCCAGCATCATGAGAAACTCCACCGGGGTCAGCGCCCAGAATTCAGCAGGCTTCAGCTGCAATTGGTGCAGCCCCAAACGCAGCATGTCGCCCCAAGCAAGCATCAGTCCAAACCGGGCGCCGTGAAGGCCAGATGCAGCAATTGCGCCGCCACCCGCGCCGCCTCAACAGGCCCTCCGCCGATATCCGCCGTGATCAAATCTTCGACCCGACCGCGCCAGCCACCGCCGCGCAGACCGGCATGAATCACTTGAAAAATATCGGCCGCCGAAAAAGCTTCGCTTTCGAACCGCGAAATCAGGGCGATCAACGTATCTGCCTTGAGCGCGGTTTCCAGCTCCGCCAGAGCGCCCAATGTAAGCTTGCAGCGATGCTCTTGCCCATCAAGCTGCAAAGCCACTTCGCCGGCAAAAGGATTGACGCTCATATTGCGGTGAAGGCCAGCTCACCGGCGGAGGCCAGTGACAGCTCATAGGTGGCCTCGCCATTATGCGTGCCGGCATACTCTAGGGACGTCACCTGAAACCGCCCCTCGATGAGGCCGAAATCTGGCACAACCACCTGAAATTCTGGATTTTCCGCATCAAAGAAAATTTCACGCATACGGGCGTCTGAGCCTTCGTCTTTGAACACGCCAGAGCCGGAGATACTGGCAGATTTCACCCCTGCACCGGCCAGCAATTCGCGCCAACCGGCGCTGCTGTCCAGATTGGTGACATCGACGGCCTCCGAGTTGAAACTTATCCGCGTGGCGCGCAGGCCGGCGACGGTGGAAAACTGCCCCGCGCTGTTCATGTCGATTTTGATGAGTAAATCTTTTCCGTTTTGAGCAACCATTGGTCTGTCTCCTGTTTGAAATTAAATGTCTTGCACCCGGGCGCGAAAGGTCAGGTCAATGCGCCGCGAGGTGCCACTGTTTGAGCGCGCAGCTTTGGCGCGTAAGAACCAAAGCCCGACCAAATGCCCACGGTTCAGGGTCAATTGGGCGTCAATCAGCGCGTCACAGATCGCTCCAGCCACCTCTTTGGCCAGTTGAAAGCCGCTGGTGTCGGTCACCACAGAAATGGTCAACTCATGGCGCACGCCCGCCCCGTCCTTATCGGAAGCCTCCTGAACCTCTTCAGGTCCAAGGCTGACATAGGTGATCG